TATCCTTTGTACTTCTTACTTAAAATAGTTACCTGTGTATAGTCTACCTTTCCACCTACATAGTTATAGTAGTAACCGTTTCTCTTAGTCAGTGGACCAAAATTACAGATCTCTATACCGATTGAAATTTTGTCTAAGCTTCTGTAATCTATACCATTTTCTGCGAACACTTCAGGCTTTAATCCAAGGTGGTATGCCCAATGCTTTGATGAGAATAGCTGCACTATTGCGCCCTTGTCACCAATAACAAATGCAGTAGCTACATGGCCCTCCTTCTGTTGGAAGTATTTTGCAACTGCAACTGCGTTCCCCCCACCAGCCGTGTGGTGCAAGTAGATTTGTTTTTTTTTGTGAATGTCTTGAAAGTACTGATCGTCAGATAGACGACTCTGAACTATCTTGCTTATATCTAACTCCATCTATATCGTTTTTAATTTCTTTAGATCTTTGTAGTAAATTCTTAAAAGCTGACCATATGTCGATGCCCTTCACAGCTTTATAATTCTCCGATATGGAGATGGCCTCGATACTGACAAGAACTAGCGATATAATTTTTGTGAGCATTAATGGTATAGAAAAGAATTTCATAATGATATCATTTAGGATCCAGTAGTCTATCAAGTAGAAACCAATTACAGCCACCTCATACAGCATTAGCTTAGAGATGATAGCTGAAAGTTTCCTGGACGTAATCGCTATCTTTAACTTCTTAGCCTTCCATATTCCTGTAAGCGTATCCACTATTATAGCAAAACCAATTAAAAATAAGATCCCAGATATGGGAAGAAAGAAGGCACCAACTACAGTTAATAATTGTACGATTGATTTCTGTATAGTTGTTAACAGTATAGCTAGCTGTATTCTCATTAGATAGGTATTAATGTTTTTTTAATAATTTTTATTACTATATACACTAATAATATAATGAATACAATCCCCCCAAGCACAGCTAAGAAATTTACCCACCATGGTATAAATTTTATTCTCTCTGGCTTAAGTGTCTTAGTTATAATCTTAGTTTTGATAATGTCATTGCCCTTTATAGTCTTATAAATAGTATGCACCTTAGCCTCAGAAGTATAAACATTATTCCTTAAGCTTGTCTCTAGCGTAACTATCTTTCCGTCCTTATCTCTTAGCTTATCTCCAAGCTTTGAAATAATATTACCTAATGAATCACAGTACAAAGTATCTTGTAAAAAAATAGTCTCTCCAGGTATAGTAATGGTCGTGTCTCTAACTTGAGTAACTATTGATGTGCTATCTTTCTGAACACACAAAGGACAGTACTTAGCAAGCCTCTTTTCAAGAGAACAAGAAGAAAATAATATAAGTAATATTGGTAAGTATTTCATAAATACAAAGATATGAAAAAAATAATCACATTTAATGCCATCTTAGTAGGTCATTAAGTTTAGTCTTGTTACTATTGCTAGTTCTGTAAGCGTAGAATTTTGTACTGCTGCAATAAGATAATAAGGACTAGCAAGTGTATATAATATACTAGAAACAGCACCTGACGATAGATCTGTAGCAATGGGGTTAGTGGGTAAGTAGCATAATAGAAAAGTTGTATCTATATAGAAATCTCTACCTACCCTTTGCATTTGCCCTGCACCTGTCATATTCTGAGCCTGGCCAATTTGAGTAGCACCAACCAAACTATTTGTAGTGTTAAAGTAAAACCTTATATTAGATGTGCCTGTACCTGATATCTTCCTAACTTGTGCTCTAAGCTGTAATACTTGAGTAGCTACTAATGTATTAGCAGGTATAAGGATAGATGCACTGATAGTATTAGAAGTAGTACCATTTACTAACACACCTGCGCTATTGCCTACGGTAGTATAAGGGCTAGATGATATAGCAATATCACCACTTCCTAATAATGAGGTAGAGTTAATTGTTTTAATGTTTGTGCCACTAACTAAAGCATCTTGTTTAGCATTCCAAGTTGATGCACTAGCTATCCTGCTATCAGCAAGGGTACCAGCCCATGTTATTGCATGATTAGTTCCAGATGATACCATAGTAACATTCGTGTCGTTACCAAATGTTTGAGCAGCTCCAGTTAAACTATTAAGTGCAGTAATGCCCGTACCTGCCATTATACCTGACTGCTGTGTAACTGTTAAAATAACTGATGCTGCTGATGGAGGAGGAGAACCTGCTGCATAAAATTGCATTTGTACGTTTGTATGGTTTGTTGTACTCCATACTAATTCATAGTACTCTCCTGCAACTACACTTAATACATAATTCCAACCTACTATTGTGTGATATGGATCTCCTGGATTTTTTCTAGCCTCCATTCCTACAACTCCTGAACTACCTACTACATCAGTACCATTTTTTCTTAACCATATAGTTACATCTTGTGGAGAATTGGCTAGGTTTTGAAATTGTGAAGAGAATTGAATGTTATATATACCTGTATTTGCGAATGTTATTCTTGTAGGATTTCCACTGCCATTATTAACAATTGATATACCACTAGGAGTAATATCAGTAACTCTATAAATCATTGCATATCCTGTATTACTAGCAGCAGCAGTTTGAGTTATATCATCTTGCCATGCTCCATAATATCCAAGTGGTGTAGGTGTTACAGTATTTGTTAATGTTCCGCCTGATAATGTGAGACCTGGACCAACAGTAATTTCTTCCATGATACCCGTACTTGCTGTGCTTCTACCAACAAGTTTATTGGTATTCATAGATGTACTGATGGTTCCTGTAGTTGTAATTGGGCCGCCTGATATTAATCCAGTTGTGCCTACTGACGTAACACCCCCACCTCCTCCTCCACCCGTAGTCTTAGGCTTACCGTTTACGTCATTTATCTCTAAATTGTCGTCACCATACATGTTGCCATTCGCATCGACTACCTGCATTATCGTATCATGTTTACATTTGGCATGTCCTCGCCAGTTATGATGTATGTAGTATTAGCTACGTTGCACTCTACGTATATATAGTCACCAGGATTTAATATGTACAGCATGCTGTCAGTAATCGTGTCTCCGAGAGTTAGACTCTTAACGTAAAGTAGCACATTTGCAGCTATAGAGCTGTCATACTTAGACACAGTTAAAATATAATTTGCATCAGAGTTATTAAACCTCATGTATGTAATTTCAGTAATGTTGTTTAACGGACACGTATGTATTATAGTGCCAGCTGGACTTATGTCTCCTTGATTACTGAATTTTCCAGTCATTACAATCCTCCATCATTAATATTCCATAAAAACACATTTGTAAGCCTTGCCCTGCCTAATATACTTGCAGGTGAATATTTTGCTGTGCCAAAATCAACAGGGCTTAACCCAAATATAACATCATATTGGCTCCATCCATTGTAGATAGCATCAAGGTTAGCAGTAGAGAAAGTGGCAGGTGTTTTACTAGCCATGAAATCTTGAAAATCATTGACAATAGATACATCCCAAGCTCCTATGTTTTGATTAAAATTAGTTGCACCATAAAACATAGCGTTCATATTTACAACTTCCTCGGTAACAAAAGCCAATGGTTGATTAAAAGAAGATGCATTATAGAACATACTACCCATATCAGTAACTGATCCTGTACTAAAACTTAATATACCATTGAAAGAAGATGCATTATAGAACATACTATTCATATCATTAACATTCTCTGTATTAAAACTTAACGCTTGATTAAAATTAGCTGCACCATTAAACATACTACTCATACTAGTGACCTGTGCTGTATCCCATAGATTAATATTATTTATTGTAATTGTGTTTGAATTGGCAAACATTTGATAAAGATTAGTTATATTTTGTAAATTAAGGATATCAGATACTAATGATAAATCTAAGTTAGTGCAACTATTAAAATACCCTCCATTATTAGCACCTAACTCAAGCTGCCCCCAATGTACTACCGATGTAATATAAGTTGCACTTCCATAGGAACCAAAATTCCACCCCATACAATCACCAATTATCTCAACAGTATAAGTGCCTGCTAAGGCATAAGTATGAGAACTGTTAGCAAAACTATTTACATCTGTACTGTGATCTCCCCAATCTATAGTTCCTGAATAAGTACCTGCTGGATCATAGGGTAGAGTGATAGTTTCGTTTGGAATTGTAGTAGTCCATGTAGTAGTGAAATATATAGGAGGAGGAGGTGGTGTAGTTCCACCACGCTCTCCATTTGCCGATATACTTATTCCCATCTGTATCATTACCAACAAGCCATAATGTCAGTAGGAGCTGTGCCTGTAGCAAATACTCTTATAACCTGTACGGGTAAAAATGACCCAGCAGGTACACCCACAAACGTTACGTCATCACCACCTGCGGTCATAACTCTTATGTCACCACCAGACCCCGAATATAATACACACGGCCAAACAGATAACGGATCTCCAACATATGGAATGTCAACTGTGTCGCTATTTATTACTAAACTAACTCTTGATACTTGTAATTTTTGATATGCCATCTTTTTATTTTTTTGTGCTCTTTCCGTTAGATCCGTTCCGAGCACGGTTTATACTTGCTTTTTCTTTTACAAATTTACCACTTTTTGTTGAACTCATATCCACACCGTCACCGTTGCCATATGTGCCAGCCTTTCTGTTTGCTTTATTGTGGTCGGCCCTGTATTTTTTTTGAGCCTCTGTCTTGTTTAAATCCCTCTGGTACTCACGCCTCTTCTCCGCTGCCTTCGGATTCTCTGCGTAAAACTTTGATGTCTTGCTCTGTCCCATAGAATATTTTATTTATTAATAGGTCTGGACTATTCCATGCCTCTTGTCTTTTATTGCATCCGCAATCTTCAGTAGCTAGCTTATCTAAACCAGTCGCCTTGGTGATAGCTGCTACAGTATCACCAAGGCCCTTGTGTCTCTTAATTATAATCACTACTTCTTCTTTGCCATCTTTGCCATTGCGGCCTTCATTCCGTACTCACTCATCATCTCTTTCTTACCTTCCATCTTCTCATGTTTCTTCATAGCTGGCTTAGATGAATACTTCTCACCAGTCTTTTTTTCTGCAACCATTTTTGATTTTGCTTTCATGTTTATTTGTTTTTATTTATTAATGTTTTTATCTCTTACAACCCTTCGCATAGGCTGACCCTCAGCGTTCATTCTAGTTCTAGACGTATTCGTTCCGCCACCAGGCATATCAAATCTCTCCGTCTCGACAGTGCCACCAAAAAGGGTAGGTCGAACAGTCAATGATCCAGGTACCTCTTGTCCATCAAACTCTCTAGAAATATCGTAACGTTTTTTATCAAATACGTTAATAGAAGAGTTCTTAAATGGTATAGCGTTTAATCTATCACTCTCTACCTTCTGTATAAGTGCCTGAATTAACGGAGGAGGAGTAGAGCTAACAGTTGCCCTTTCCATTTTTTTTGGGCCAGTAGTAACAGTTGTAGTTCTATTTTTCATAACTTTGTTTTCTAAGCACAAATATAATCAAATGATTCCAAATATTAAACAAGTAATAAGTAAAAGAAAAGAAAAAATATACCAAAGAAAGGAGGTTAGATATGACTTCCTAAAGAATTGGGGTATAATACGCAAGTGGGCCATACACAACTATGGCATAAAGTCGCAGGCTGACATGGACATGCTGATGTTTTTATATACAGAGAATCTGTTCACCAGGGCTAAGTTCCATGAGTACTCTAAATTCATGAGCTGGGATCGTGCAAGATTTGATAAGCTGCTGCGTGACGGATTTATATCCAAGTGGAGAGAACGCAGAAAGGGAGAGTACGACATGTACGAGCTGTCGTTCAAGGCAAAGAAGATGGTGGCTAGTGTCTACCGAAAGCTAATGGGGCTAGAGCCTATACCTGAATCGCCAAGAAGAAACATCGTGTTTCGACCTAACGCTACATTCGCACAGAAGACTCTAGCCATAGCAATAAAAAGAGTTAATAAGGAGGCTAAAGAACACAAACAACATCCTTCTCTTGAAGAATGAACATCCTGTCGTTCTCTATGATGACCTCGTGACCAGACACCCTGTCGAACATTATCTTGTCACCTATATTCATACCAGAAACTAGAGGGCCAAAGTTGATGACATTACCGTACTGGTAGCGCATGTCCTTGTACTCGTCTCCGCTCATTATAAGACCACTCGAGGTGGTCTTTTTTTCTACTAACTTATCAACGATAATATATTTATTTAGAACCTTCATAGTCTCTTATGTTTGTTATAATTGCGTTTGTACTCATAATTGTTGTTGCCACAGACACAGCGTTAAGCAGTGCGTTCTTCGTAACCTTTGTTGGGTCTATAATACCCATCTTCATCATGTTACCGTACACCTCGTTCTTCACGTCATAGCCCTCACCAATGCCTGCCAA